AACAGGACAGGTTCAGGTGGTGGAGGCGCAGGAAGTACAGGTATAGGCTCAAATGCATCAGTTTCTTTGGCAGGTCTTGGTGGGGATGGATTAGCATCCTCTATAACAGGTTCTTCAGTTGTTTATTCCGCAGGTGGTGGAGCTGCACAAAATGCAACTAACTTTGGTGTTGTAGGTCAAGACAATGGAGGTTCAAGCGGAATAGGAGGTAAAGGAGCAAGATACACTACAAACTCACTAGATGCTCCAAGTTTAGGAAATATAAACACAGGCTCAGGTGGTGGTGGAGGTTGCCACGCACTTAGACACCCTTACGGTGCAGGAGGTGGGGCTGGTGTGGTTGTATTAAGATACCCAAGTTCTCGTACGATTACATTATCTGCAGGATTAACAGGAACAACCGCACAAGATGGAACTGATAAGGTGACAGTAATAACAGCAGGTACTGGAAACATTTCTTTTACATAAAATAAAATAATAATTATAATAAAATGGCACATTACGCATTTTTAGATTTAAACAACATAGTAACCGAAGTTATAGTAGGTCAAGACGAAAGCAATACTCAGCACGATTGGGAAATTTACTACGGTAATATTAGAAACCAAACTTGCAAAAGAACATCTTATAATACAAGTGGTGGAACTCATTTGAATAATGGTACACCATTTAGAAAAAACTATGCAGGATTAGGGTATACTTACGATTATGAAAAAGATGCTTTTATTCCAGAACAACCTTATGCTAGTTGGACTTTAAATGAAGAAACTTGTAATTGGGATTGCCCAGTTCAACATCCAACAGAAATAGAAGATGCAGACGGAAATCCTATCTCTTACAATTGGAACGAGGAAGACCAGCAATGGGATGTAATATCTTAACACTATGCAAGATTTGAAGATATACGGATTGAATATTGGAGCGATGCTTTTTAGCGTTGTAAATGAGTTTAACCCTATACTTCAAACAATAGTGTTAGTTTTGACAATAATCTATACAGCAATAAACATATACAAGCAATTTAATAAATAATATGAGAAAGAAAGACCTAATACATTACTGCGGTGCAGCTGGAATATTTCTAATGGTTATTCTATTACTACTTTATTTAGCAAACAATTCTATTCCTGCAGACAATAAAGATATATTCGTATCTATTACAGGTATGATAGTTGGAAGTTTATCTGTAGTTATCTATGCACTTATAGGTAGAAACCCAGAAGAGGTAGCTAGCTTGCAGTCTAAGGTAGAGTCTCAGGCTAAACATATTGAAATGCTTGTTAAGCAAAAGGATGACGTAGAAGCTATGCTAATCAATCTACAAAGCAACCTAATTGACAACATAACTATATTTGGTTCTTCTTTATTCGATACATTTAAAGATAAAAAATAATGTTACACTTTGAATTATCTGAATTTGATAGCCCAGATGAGATTGGTTCTGGAAAGTATATGGATGAGAGTTTCTTATCTATGCTGGATGATGCTAGGGGTATCGCTGGTATTTCTTTTACAATTAATTCAGGATTCAGAACGAAAAGTAGGAATGCCTACGTTGGTGGAAAAACCAACTCAAGCCACCAATATGGATATGCAGCAGATATTCACTGTACAGATTCAAGAAGTAGATTCATTATTATTGATGCCCTTATTAAAGCAGGATTCAGCAGAATTGGAATTGCTAAATCATTCATTCACGTTGATAACGACCCAGATAAGGATGGAAAAGTTACTTGGGTTTACTAGCACGGCAGGAAATACTTTAACTTATGAGTAAAAAGAAATTCAAAGATACTAAGGTTGGTCAGTTTTTACTGGAAAAGATACCTAGTGTAGTTGGTACGCTTGCGGGAGATACACCCGTAGGAAGCGTTATAAAGACCCTTATAGGTGGTTCTGAAATGAGCGAAGCCGACAAGGAAATAGCACTCAAGAAACTAGAACAAGAGATACACGAATTTGACGGAATAACTAGAAGATGGGTTGCCGACGCTAGAAGTGGTTCTTGGCTTGCTTCAAACGTTAGACCTCTTACATTAGCGTTTTTAACAGTTGCCTTTGTTATAGGATGGGCGTATCAGTTAGAAGATTTACAAACTGTAAAAGAATTATTAACAATCGTTTTTATAGGCTACTTTGGTTCTAGAGGTGCTGAGAAGATTATGGGTAACAATAAACACAAAGATGAGTAAATATTTTAAAAAGTACTTTGTAAGACCGCTTCGTTAATAAATAACCTTTTATTTAGTTTGTTATTGTCAAAATAAAAGCCGAAATTTGGTGGGTAGTGGAATATTAACCAATAAAAACCCTATGAAAGAAACAATAAAAGAAATATCTGAAAGAATTGCTACTGATTTTGCATTAAGCATTAAAGAGCGAACTGATCAGCTTTTAAAGCTTGACTGTAATATGTACACAGAACTTGGAAGCGAATCTTTAAAAAGCGAAAGGTTGGAAGCTAAAAAAAATTCTAAGTTTATCTATAAGCAAATAAAAGGAATAGATGAAGTATCTGGTAATTTATTACTAAAATCATTAGATGCCTAAAAAACTAACAAGAAGTAAACTTGTAAAAAAACTAGATAATATCTTCAGTCAATATATAAGACTAAGCAACTCTAAAAACGGTAACTGTACCTGTGTTACTTGTGGGAAGGTTGGAGACTGGAAAAATGGAGGTATTCAGGCAGGACACTTTATGAGTAGAAAACATTACTCTACAAGATGGGACGAAAGAAACGTTAAGCCTCAATGCGTGGGGTGTAATATGTTTAAGGCTGGAGAGCAATACAAGTTTAGTTTATATCTTGGTGGAAAACTTTCAGAGGAATTATTACAAGAAAGCCGTAAAATACGTAAATTTACATCAGACGAATTAGAAGAAATGGTAGTACATTATTCAAATAAAGTCAAAAAATATTCTTAATTGAATTGTTTGTTTATTATTGAGGTTAAAAAGGGTAAGATTAATTTCTTATCCTTTTTTTTTGTATGTCATAAATAAATTATATATTTGCTTATAACTTTTAAACAAATGATATGAGTAAAGAAAAATCAATTAATGAAAAGCTGTTTAATCTACAGCAGGAAATCGGAACGATTAGCAAAGATGCTAAGAATCCATTCTACAAGTCAAAGTATTTTGACATCAACTCACTTATTAAACAACTACAACCATTATTAAAAAAGAATAGGCTTTTATTATTGCAGCCAATCGAGGAAGATATGGTTATGAGTAAGCTAATCTGTGTAGATGGTTCGGGCGGTGTTGTAAGCGGTTTAAAACTACCTGAGATCAACGATCCTCAAAAGTTGGGTTCGTGTATTACCTATTATAGAAGATACACCCTAGCTAGCTTATTAGGTCTACAGTCCGTAGATGATGATGCAAACATAGCATCTAGTAAAACACCAACGGAAGAACAGCCAAAAGGGTGGCTTAATTCAAATACACCTGAATTTACAAGGGCTTTAAAATACCTAAAGGAGGGTGGTACAATGGAAATCATAATGAGTAAATACAAGGTTTCAAAAAAGGTTCAAGATGAACTTACACAATTGTAGAATAAAAAGAGTATATTTAAAAACTAATTATAATCAATTTAAGGTAAAAATTTATGGCAACAACAGCAATTTTATCAGGTTCAATAGATCTGGAATCAATCGACAAAACGAAACTAGCAAAGGGTAAGTATTTAAACTTCGACATCATTCTAAGTGATGTAAGCAAATACAACAACAATGCCTGGATAGTACAGGGACAAAGCAAAGAAGAACGTGAAGCAAAAGAAAAAAAGGTTTCGCTTGGAAATGCAGGAGTACGTTGGATAAACCCTGACACTAAAATAGTGGTTGCACAACGTGAAGAAGTTACCAACACGCAACAACAATCCTCACGAGAAACACCAGCAGACTTACCGTTTTAATTTTAATAGGGGCTTAACCGCCCCTTTTTTTATACATTTATATGAGACCAAAAGACCTACCGAAAGGAATTGAAAAAATGCCAACAGATTTTTGGAATTACAAAGTTAATCCAATTGTAGGATATTACGTAGAACCGAAGGAAAAGAACCCAAGAAGTAATTCTAAAAAATATGGTATTACACCAAGTTCGTTAAAACCTTAAACAAACCTTTAACAAACAATGATAGCACAAGCAGCAAATATAGAAAAAAAGATACTGGATATTAAATACGGTAGGGTGTTAGAGGGTCTTAAAATGGACATTCCTGACATAGACGAGTATATAAGATTTAAGCAGGCTAATTTTAATCTCTTAATAGGACACGCAAACGTAGGAAAAACTACTATAATAACATACCTCTTTACGGTATGGGCTATAAAGCACGATTTAAAGTTTTTATTGTGGTCTAGTGAAAATACCTCACAGGGATTGGTTCGTAAGATTATTGAGTTTAAAATGGGCTTACCAATACAGGAGGCGTCTGACTCACAGATTAATAATGCGGTTAAATGGTGCGACAAGCACTTCAAAATAATAGAAGTAGAGGACCTATATACATATAAACAACTACTAAAACAAGCAAACGAAATAAAAGACGCTTGGAACTATGACGCTTTATTAATAGATCCCTACAATTCATTAGCAAAAGATACCCAAATAATGCGAGGCGTTGGAGGACACGAATACGACTATCAGGTAGCTTCTGAATTTAGATTGTTTGCTAAAAAAAGAAACGTTGCAGTATATTTAAACGCTCACGGT